CCATTAGAGGATTGTAAAAATAATGCGCCTGATGTAGTTGCATCTTCTCTGTTAATTTTTATAAAAGCATTTGCCCCTGTATTTGTTACACTAATCCCTTGACTTGTGGTTTCAAACTTTTTAGCATTGTCGTAATAAAGCTCAGAAGCTCCGTTAGCAGTAAATACTGCCATATTTTCGGCTGTTGGACTTTCTATTTGAACACTTCCTGAGCCTTGTATATAAAGACTTCCAGTACCTGAATCTGTTATGTAACTATGATTTCCATCGTGATAAATTTCAAGGTCAGAGCTTGTGCCAAATTTTGCTTTAACATTATCATTGAATAACAAATCTCCTGTCAAAGTTCCACCAGCAAGAGGTAAGTATGGCCCACCTTCTCCACCACCACTTATGGATGTTATATTTCCACTTGCATCTGCTACTAATGTACCAGCTCCGTAAGCATTAAACTTAATAGCTCCAGCAGAGTCAATGCGCATTCTTTCGGTAATTCCTCCTGTTGCAAAAAGCATATTAGATTGACTTCTTATTGCTAAATCATTTATAACAGAACTGCCAATCATATCTCCATCAGTAGTTGCTACTTCAATACCAGCTTTAAATGATGTACTATTGTAGTATCTTAATGCTAAATTATCAGTTGCCTGAATATCAAGAAGTTTGGTTGGTGTCATTCCAATTCCAATATTAGAACCACTTTCTGTAATAATAGAATCAGTCAATGTAACTGAATTACCTGAGCCTGCCCACTTGCTTATCTTGCCTCCTGTTCCGTTACCATCTAGTACAGAACTATTGTCAACCTTCTCCCATTGGTCACTTGCTCCTTGCTCTACGAATACCGCCCAGTCTCCAACCTTCCAATCTGTGATTCCATCTAAGTCAGTTGAACCAGCTACAGATACAATATAGAAATGTCCTGTCGTTCCTGTACCACTTGCTAGTGTTGGAGTGTTTGTGTCTGCGTTCCAAGTTCCCTGAAATACCAAACCAGCAGGAATAGTTCCAACAACGTCTTGAACAAATGCAGTAGTCGCTACTTTAGTAGAGTCATCAGCAACCGCTTGACTTGTTGCAGTAACACCATCAGCAAGACTTGATGTAGCAGTTACAATTCCTGTTAAATCTCCTGTTACGTTTCCTGTAACATTACCGACAACTGCTCCTGTATGAGTACCAGCCGAATCGCCTGTTAAATCCCCTGTGACATTACCAGTAACATTACCAGTAACATCTCCTGTTAGATTTCCTGTTACGTTTCCTTGTAAGTCTCTTTGTACTGTAGAGGGTAAAGACAAAGACAAACCAGTACCTGAAGCTGTGGTTTCTATCTGATTAGCAGTTCCTGTAACTGCAAAAGTCTCTGAACTTAAAATTACTGCTCCTGTTCCTGTGTCTCCTGAGAAGTCTAAATCAGAAGCACCTACTTGAGCATCAACATAATCAGAAACTGCCTTAGAAGTAGGGATAGTGGTGTCATTCTTATTTGATGCAAGGGTAGCAGTAGAGTCAACAAAGTTCGTAATAGTGATTCCTGTGCCTGTGTCTTTTAAAGAACCCCATTCTAAAATAGCATTGACCTTAAAGTCTCCTTGATTATTTACGGACAACCCTAGAGATGTACCATTTCCATCGCTTAATAGCTTTAGAGTAGCCGTTGTGACAGCAGTTGTATCAAGTGTCTTAATTAGACCTGAATACGTTTCTGAGATTTTGGTATTAAATAGACTTGCCATAATTCTTTTTTTGTGTGTTTTTTTCTTTTTTCTTTAGGAATACTTCTAGCTTCTTGATATTATTTTGTTTAGGCTTATAACTCATAAAACCCAACCATTAAATGTTGCATCTTGTGATGGATAAATGTCTGAATCTGTGTTTTGATTGTACTTAGGAAATTGAGCTTGATTGAAAGACATATAATCTATGAATCTTCTTGAATACCATTCCGCATTTGTTCTTGCTTTTTCTACTAAGTAATCAACTTCGTTTTTATCTACGCTTACAGAATTTTCTGCGGTGTGTTTATATACTCCTCCGTTGCGAACTTGATATGCTGCAAAAGGAAAGTAATCTACCTGAGCAAACCAAATCAACATAGGCTGAATATAGTCAACAAGAAGCGTTTTAAACTTTTCATTAGCTGGTAAGTCTATGTCTGTTGGAATAAGTGCTTGTACCTCCTCATATAGCTCCGTACCCATATAGTTCTGTATGTGTATTTCTTGAGCCAGTTTAATAAATTGAATAAATTTGTCTGTGTTGATATTCCCATCCATTATGGAATTACGAACAAGGTCAGTACGATTTATAAATAATTTTGTAGCCATAGTTTCTATTTAGGGTATGCGCCTTGATTTGGCATATTTACGGGTGCAATCATTGAGTCTTTTGTGCCTCTTGGATTCTTAATATAACTTTTGGGAATAGTTCGTGTTTTCTTATAAGCATCAAGATTATCAGATGGCTCTGTGTTGCTTTCTAATCTATACAAAACCCTAACCCATTTGTGTCTGCAATAAATTCCACCTTTAAATTTGAATAAATCATAAGATTGTCCTTTGTGTCCAAGTTGCTTGTTGACACCATCTCTTGAAGCTCTATCAATATCCTCTAAACGATAAACAATACCATCACGAGATAAGCGCATCATATTAGAACAAAACTCTCTTTGTGTTTTGCTTGGTTTTCTTGAGCCAACAGCGTACTTATATCTAATCTTGTAATTCTTGCTATCTAAATAACTGAATGCACTTCCGTTGTTTTTAGAATAAATCTCGTCAGCTAACTTTCTTAAAAGACTCTTCTTTTCATTGATACAGATATTAGCCCAATCTTCATCAGATATATCTTCACCTTCATCAAGAACATCAACCTCAACCCATTCTTTACCTATTTTTTCACCCTCAAGTGAATTAAGCATTTCTTTACCTAAGTCATCAGATAATTCAGGTCTTTTTATGTCATTGTGTGTGGCACAAGGCATAAACCAAATAATACCATCTTCTTCGTGTTCGTGATATCCTTTACATCCTTTTTCTATAGCAGCAGCTTCAGCTTCTTCTTGTGTCTTGTAAACAGTTTCTCCATCAATTTCTTTTAGCTTGACATCTTCACTATTATTTATAGGAACACAATTAGGAACTTTCTTGCCATTCTTCATTTTCATTCCATATTGCTCATATCCATCGTAACAAGGCTTTTTTAACTCAGTCTCCATCTCAACACCAGTTTCCTCTTCGATGGTTTCCTTGTCTTGTACATCAGAATCTACCTCTGTGAACTCTAATGGTTGTAGAGTCGTGAAGTATAGATTTAAAGCGATATCATTGTATGCAAGTATTCTATCAAAGGAATCAATCAAAAGCTCCTGAAAAGGTCTAATAACTGTGTTATCCATCAAAAGAGATGCAGTCTTAATCTCTTCTGCATTGTTTCCTAATCCTGTTCCATCTTTTATACCTAATAGCATTGGGCTGACAATCCTGTGGGCTACCATTATCTTTTTAGAAGATTCGTCTGATAGGAATTGATATTGATTGTGCGCATCCGACAACTGAATAGGAGTAATATCTGCTGAGGCTTCTTTGTTGTCATTAAAAGCAAGAATAAATTTACCAGCATTAGAACTTCCTGAGAACTTTTGAGCAATCTTGTTTTCTATAAGTTGCCTTTCTTCTTGGTTAGGTGTTCCGTTATTAAAATTAATTAACATCGAAGGACTTAATCCGTTGAGAATATTATTCAAATGAAAATTAGAAATCTCTTCTTCTAGCTCTGCATATTGTAATCCGCCTTGATAGTCTACTGGTGAGTAATAATAGAATCCAGCTCTATATGGCTGAACGTACATTATCTCTATACTTTCCTTAGACATTCCAAACGCAGGTATTCTTTTAGGTTTGTCATTTGGCTTAATCTCTGTCCAGTCTTTAAAATAATAGTAAGCTGGAACAACCCCTTTTTCATCTGCCTTTTCAGCTCTTAATGTTTCAATCGGGAAGTGTTCTATTTGAGCAATGCTTTTTCTATCCTTAGAATAAATGATTTGAATAGCACATTGCCCCATTAGTTTTAAATCATAGCATAACTTTCTGACACAATCTTTATGAAACAAAGAAACCATCTGAGCATATTCATTTGGCTTTCTGTTTGAGTCTGTAGCGTTTAGACCTTTTCCATAAATAGCTTGAGATATACCATTAATTGCAGCGTTGTTTGTAGGGCTTCCGTTATATCTGTCTATAAGGAACTGAAAATAATTGTTATCTGCTCCATATTCTACCCACCCTTTGTTTTTTACTTCCTTAATCTCAGGACTTGTGTATGTGTTTAAATTAACAAACCCATACTCTGATGTTTTTGATGTAGCAAAGCCTGTTGTAAACTGACCTAATTCGTTTCTTTTTCTTTTATTCTTCATAGTGTTACAATATAGTCATTGTTACCTGATGTGCTTTGTGTGTATTGACCTTCATTTAATTGATAGTAATCATTCTCAAATTGCTCTATGTCTTGGTCTGTGCAGAAAATTCTGTCTTTATATATTACCCCTTTAAATCCCGCATCATCTTGCCACAAAACATCATAATTCTGCCATAGAGAATAGTTTAAGTTCCAAAAGTCATAAGCAGCATATAATTCTAAATCATAAAAATGCCCTTCAACTAAAGCAGGAGAAAATACATTGTTAAATGTGTAATAGTTTCCTGATATAGTAGCACTATTTACATCATATTCTACAGTAACATTTGTAGAATCATCACGAACAGACATCTTAAATACACTATCATATTGTCTAGGTATTACTTTAAGTGTTTGAGCAGTTGCTGATGTGGTTAATACAATCATACTTATATAACGAAAGAAATAGATGAATTTGTAAAAGTCTAAAGCAAAAAAAAACCCTACCGAAGTAGGGTCTTGATTTTAAATCAAAAAAAGCATCAAGCTCCTGTTGGTGTAATTTGAGTATCTGAAACTAAACTTGCAGGGAATACACCTGAATCAATAAAGTAAGGGGAAACTTCTTCCATTCCTTCCATTGTCAAAGTAAATCCTGATAAGTCTCCAGCAGCAGCACCAGTTACGATAGTGCCACCAGTTAAGTCCATACCATTCTCATATCCACATAAGAATTGATTACCATAGTAATCTTCAACTACCATTTGGGGTCTACCA